GAGGGGTGGCAGCACAAAGCAAAACCCACCAACCCGGAGAAAGCTGATGGGATTCCTGAACCGTTTCAACCCGTTCCAGATCGCAGGCACCGACCGCAGGCGCAAGAAGTTGCTGGAGGAGGCCCGCGGCCAACTCATCGACGCCGTGAGCAACAAGGAATACTTCGACGCCGTGGTGCCGATGCTGCGCAAGCGCATCCACCGTCTGGAGACCGAGATCAGCAAGCTGGCGAAGGGGCGGTCGTGAAGTGGTCCAACACCTGCCCCCTGTGCGGCGGCAAGCGCACCCTGAGCCACTGCCCGCGGTGGGTGGCACCTCCGCCACCCCCTCCGAAGGAGAAGTCGTGATGGAACGTTCGCTACCGCACGACTACCGTCGCAAAGCGGCGGAAGCCCACGATCGTCGCATCGAACTGGAAGACCGCGCGCTTGAGATCTTCAAGCTGGTGGTCGCTGAGTGGAAGTCCGACCCGATGTCGGTGCAGTGCTTCGACTTGCGCATCGTGCGTGAAGCCATCGCGGCCCACGACGAGTTGGTTCAGATCGACACCAAGTTCCCCAACAGGCTTTTCTGACCCGTGAAGAATTTCTTTTTTGATCTCGAAACCTTCAGCCCCGTCCCGATCAAGGACGGCGTGCACCGCTACGCTGAGCAGGTGGAGGTGATGCTCTGGTCGTACGCCACAGGCGACGGGCTTGTCAAGGTGTGGGACCTGACAGACGGCACCGTGCACTGGCCGGAGGTCGAGGAGTTGTCTGGCACGGTCGAGTGGCACCAGTCGCCAACACAACCTAAGGGTGGCCCTGGTTGGCAGTTCCCGCCGGTGGACCTGGAGCAGGCCCTGGCCGACCCTGAGTGCCTCGTGTGGGGGCACAATTCCGGCATGTTCGACTTCGTGGTGCTGGACAAGGCCCTGCCCGGCCTGGCCAAGTGGATCACCAAGTCGAGACGCCGGGACACCATGGTGCAGGCGTTCTGCCACGGGCTGCCCGGTTCGCTGGAGAAGCTCGGGCACGCCCTCAACATCGACGAGGCCAAGCGCAAGGACACTGAAGGGAAGAAGTACATCCACCTCTTCTGCAAGCCGCAAGGCGAAGCCTTCATCAAGAAGTACGGCACGAACCGGGCCACCAAGCACACGCACCCCGCGGAGTGGGCGGCGTTCATCCGCTACGCCGGCCGCGACATCACGGTGATGCGTGAGGCGCACCGGAAGATGCCGAAGTGGAACTACACCGGCCGCCAGGTCGAGCTGTGGCACATCGACCTGACGATCAACCAGCGCGGGTTCTGCGTGGACCAAGACCTGGCCGTCGCGGCGGTGGAGGCCGTGGCCAAGGCCAAGGCCACGTTGAACGAGCGCACGGTCGTCATCACGGACGGGGAGGTGGGTGCGGCCACCCAGCGCGACGCGCTGCTGGAGTGGATCCTGGCGTCGCACGGCGTGGACCTGCCTGACATGCAGGCCGACACGCTGGAGCGCCGGCTGAAGGACCCGGACCTGCCTGACGGCGTGAGGGAGCTGATCGCGATCCGGCTGCAGTCGTCCATGAACAGCGTCAGCAAGTACAAGACGCTGCTCAAGGCCGTGAACCAGGACGGGCGGCTGCGTGGCGGGGCCCAGTTCCGCGGCGCGTTCCGCACCGGCCGCTGGGCCCACCGACTGTTCCAGCACGGCAACATGCCGCGGATGGACACGGCGACGATTGCCGCCTGGTGGGGCCTGCCCAAGGAGAAGGTCAAGGACGCCCACATCCTCCAGTACGTGAACTCGGGCATCGAGGCACTGAAGGGTGGCTCTGCCGACCTGACCCACGGCGATGTGATCCGGCTGGCAAGCTGCTGCATCCGCGGCTGCATCGTCGCGGCTCCGGGCAAGAAGCTCGTGATTGCGGACTTGGCCAACATTGAAGGCCGTGTGCTGGCGTGGCTGGCCGGCGAGGAGTGGAAGCTGCAGGCGTTCCGGGACTACGACGCGGGCACTGGCCCGGATCTGTACAAGCTCTCGTACGCTCGCGCGTTCAACGTGTCGCACGAAACCGTCACGCACGACCAGCGCCAGATCGGCAAGGTGCTGGAGTTGATGCTCGGCTACCAGGGCGGAGTCGGGGCGTTCCTGACCGGGGCCGCGACCTACGGCATCGACCTGACGGCCATGGCTGAGGCCGCGTGGCCTGTGCTGCCGGGGGACGTGGTCGACGAGGCGGAGAGCTTCCGGGAGTGGGTGGAGCACACCGCGTTGACGGCGTTGTTGCGGAGGGTCGGGTTGCTCCCGAAGACCGGGAAGATCACTGACACGCAGTACGAGATGGCACTCGACATCGCGATGGCTACGAGACCCGATGACGTGGCAGCAGCCAAGTCGAAAGTCCAGTTCGGACTGAGCGACAAGGTGTTCGTGGTTTGCGACTCGCTGAAGCGCCTCTGGCGCCGGGCCCACCCGAACATCGAAGCGCTGTGGGGTGAGGCCGAAGCTGCAGCCAAAAATGCTGTGCTGAACCCTGGCACCGTATTCCGGGCTCGCCGGCTTGCGTTCCGTCGCGACGGGGCCTGGCTGCGCATGGCGCTGCCCAACGGCCGGGTGCTGTGCTACCCCCAGCCGCAGGTGGACCCCAAGACCGGGACCCTGAGCTACATGGGGCTCAACCAGTACAGCCGGAAGTGGGAGCGCCTGAGCACGTATGGCGGCAAGACCATCGAGAATGGCACCCAGGCCGTAGCCGCAGACCAGCTTTCGGACTGCATGCCGGCAATCGAAGCCGCCGGCTACCCGATCGTCTTCCACGTGCACGATGAGATCGCAGCCGAGGTCCCCGACACGGGGGACTTCACGCACGAGAAGCTGGCGGAGATGATGTGCGCTGAACTGCCCTGGAACGCCGGCTTGCCGCTGGCGGCTGCCGGGTTCGAGACCTACCGCAATAGGAAGGGGTGAGGCATGGGTGAGATCGCAGACGACCACTTCGATCGGTTGTGGGACGGTGATGAGGACGAGAACCTGGACGACGAGTACCGACCCCTGACCCGTTGCAACCGTTGCGGGAGCCGCGACGTGCGCTGGCGCCAGCAGACCGGCAAGTGGGTCCTCTTCAACCTCGGTCCGGGCGAGCACGTGTGCCAGATCGACGACCCGTTCAAGGTGCTGCCATGACCAGAAGCACACGCGTGAACGCGAAGTCACCGGGTACGTGGATCGGCAAGTTTGGGGACGTGGTAGGGCTGTTGTGGAGGACCCCCAGGACCGTGCGCGAAGTCGTGAAGGTGACAGGTGCCGGCGTAGACACCACGGCTCGGTACTTCGCCGTGCTCGAAGCCGAGGGCCTTATCGTCAGAGACGGGTCGCGTGACAGGTCAGCGGTTTACAGGTGGGTTGACAGGAGTTGACATGACGAACGTGAAAACCGGCGATCTGGCGATCATCATCAAGGACGAGCGGCCTGAGAACATCGGTGCGATCGTCGAGGTGGGCAAGCGCGACTACGACTGGCGGCTACCAGGTCCCGGGCCGTACTGGCACTGCACGGCCACGGGTCGGCCTCTCGTGACGCTGTGCTTGGTCGATCTCCAGTACCGCATGTGCACCGAGGTGCTGTGCCCTGACGACTACCTGCGCCCGATCAGCGGCATCCCCGACGCAGACGTTACGGCACGACCCAAGGAGCGCAAGAATGCGTGAGAGCAGGATCGAGGCGTACTTCGTGGAGCAGGCCAACGCCCAGGGCTGCCTGGTCCGAAAGGCGGCCTGGGTCGGGCGCAAGGGCTGCCCGGACCGGGTGGTGATGTTCCCTGACGGGCGGATCGTGTGGGTTGAACTCAAGGCATCTGGGCTGGCGGCTGGGTTCCCGTCCAACGCCCACGAGCGCCAGCAGGACCGTGAGCACGAGCGCATGCGCCGTCGCGGCCAGCAGGTTGAGATCGTGGACTCGTTCGAGCGGGTGGACGAGGTGCTGGCATGAAGGTCAATGCCATGATGATGGCCATGCTCGTCAAGGCCATGATCGACGGCACGATGACGTGCCGCGAGCTGGCCGCGGAGACCGGCCTGCACTACCTCACGGTGCTGCAGTACGGCAAGGCCATGCACAAGGCCGGCGCGGCCCACATCTCGGGTTGGGAGTTGGACTCCCTCGGCCGGTGCAGCATTCGCATCTACCGGCTCGGGCCCGGCAAGGATGCAAAGAAGCCGACGAGGACCCGGGCGCAGGTGTGCGCAGATCGACGGGCCAGGAAACGCGACGCAGAACTTCTAGGATTGAAGACATGAGCAGACTGGTCGATCTCTCCGGTAGGCGTTTCGGCATGTTGGAGGTTCTGGAGCGGGGCCCGGACATGCCTCGTGCCGACCACGGCGGTCGCACTCAGTGGTATTGCGTGTGCGACTGTGGTGCCCTGTGCTTGGTGGAGGGTTGCAACCTGAAATCCGGGAACAGTGAGTCGTGCGGTTGCACCCACGGTGAAAAACACGGAATGGGGCACCTACCAGAGTACAGAGTTTGGTGTGGCATGTGGAAACGCTGCAGCAACTTGAAGAGCAAGTCCTACCGTAACTACGGCGGGAGAGGGTTGGAGGTCTCCGAGAAGTGGTCAACATTCAGCCGGTTTTACCAGGACATGGGGCCACGACCGACGCCTTGGCACACCTTGGAGCGGGAGAGGAACTCTGAAGGCTACGGGCCTGGCAATTGCGTGTGGGCCACGAGAAAAACCCAAGGTAACAACCGGAGAGGTAACTTGCGGATTACTGCATTCGGGGTCACAAAAACATTGGCTCAGTGGGCAGAGAGCACCAAGCTGAAAAGTAGCACCATTCGGTACAGAATCGTGGTATCTGGGTGGACCCCAGAAGAAGCACTAAGCAGACCGGTGCAATGACGTTACGCCATCTCACCCCTCGCCCCTTCCAGCCGCTGATGTGGAACCACATCGTGGAGCACCACCGCAGCATGCTGTTGGTGCCCATGGGTATGGGAAAGACAAGCTCGGTGCTGATGGCCATCTCCATCCTGCTGATGTCCGGGTCGGCCCGCAAGGTGTTGGTGCTGGCCCCGCTGCGCGTGGCCCAGAGCACGTGGCCGGACGAGGTGAAGAAGTGGGCCGAGTTCTCACACCTGCGTGTGTCGACCATCGTTGGCACTCCAGTCGAACGCCTGGCGGCCTTGAAGGTGAAGGCTGACATCTACACTACCAACTACGACAACCTGGTCTGGTTGATCGAGACGGTGGGTGACAAGTGGTTCTGGGACATGGTAGTGGCAGACGAGTGCACGCGCACAAAAAACTTCCGTACGAAGCAGGGCGGCAAGCGCGCGCAGGCGCTGAGCAAAGTTGCCCACAAGCACGTGAAGCGCTGGGTTGGGTTGACAGGGACTGTGGTACCCAACGGTGTCAAAGACCTGTGGGGCCAGATGTGGTTCATCGACCAGGGCGCCAGGCTGGGCAGCACCTACACGGCGTTCATGAACCGGTGGTTCGGGTTCCGGAATGCGAAGGACGCCGCGAACAACTCCGGCAAGGCGTACGTCGAGAGGATCCCCTTCCCGCACGCGCAGAAGGAGATCGAGGTGCTGGTCAAGGACGTGTGCCTCACGCTCGACGTGAAGGACTGGTTCGACGTGAAGGATCCGGTTGTAAACACTCTTTACGTGGACCTGCCGCCGAAGCAGCGCAAGCACTACCAGGAGATGGAGCGCGAGCTGTACACGGTGCTGGAGAACAACGAGATCGAGGCGTTCGGCGCTGCTGCGAAGACGATCAAATGTCTTCAATTCGCGAGCGGAGCCGCATACATTAACGGGTCGAACGACGAGTGGGTGGAGATGCACGATGAAAAACTGCAAGCGCTCGAAAGCATCATTGAGGAGGCGGCCGGCGCGTCGGTACTGGTTGCGTACCACTTCAAGTCTGACCTTGCGCGTATACAGCGGCGCTTCCCGCAAGCCCGGGTCCTCGACAAGAAACCACAAACAATACTTGATTGGAACGAGGGGCGGATCGGACTCCTCCTTGCTCACCCGGCTTCTGCGGGCCACGGCCTCAACTTGCAAGACGGGGGCAACATCCTGGTCTTCTTCTCGCACTGGTGGTCACTGGAAGAGAGGCAGCAGATCGTCGAGCGGATCGGCCCGGTCCGTCAGCTTCAGGCCGGACATGATCGACCGGTCTTTATCCATCAGATCGTTGCTCGTAATACCGTGGACGAGGATGTGATCGCACGCATTTCAACCAAGCAGGATGTCCAAGACGTTCTGCTGCAAGCACTGAAGAGGAGATTGGAATCATGAAGTTGATCTACAGCCCGGTGACCGGTGTCCGGCACGTTGACGTTTCACTGACGGCGGAGGAGTACCGGGAGCTGTGCCCGACCGAGTCGTGGGCCTTCAACCCTTTGACGGGGAAGCGTCGTGCCACGTACGACGTGGTGCACGACCCCCAAGGGCTGATGATCGTGGCTGGTGAGGAGTTGAAGGCAGCCGCGGGGGTGCTGGACAAGCAGCCGGTACCGACCGAAGGTCGGATGCTCTACGACCCGGAGACCAACACCGTCATCGGGGTGCCCACCGACACCCTCACCGACACCCTCACCGACACCCTCACCGAACGCGGCAAGCGCTACGGCAAGTTCACCGACCACGCTCAGATATCTCAGGACCTGGAAGACGTGATGCGGGCCTGCCCGAAGTGGTCGGCGCTGGCAGCCGACCAGAAGGAGGCGTTGAAGATGGTCGTCCACAAGATCGCCAGGATCCTGAATGGCGACCCGAACTACGACGACTCGTGGGTGGACATCTCGGGCTATACCAAGCTGGTGGCCGACAGGCTGCAAGGAGTGTCACGGTGAGAGAACTTGCGCAACACATCCTCACCAACGCCAATGCGTTCGAGTGGTCCCTGCAAGGCATGGGCTTGCTCCGACTTCACCTGCCAAACCACTGCCGGCTGCATGTCTGGGACTCGCGGTTCCGCAAGCCGGGCGTCAGCATGATCCACGACCACCTGCAGTGGGGCCTGCACTCGACCATCCTTGCCGGGGTGATGACGAACCGCCGCTACGTCGAAGACGCGAACGGCACGGAGGTCATGCACATGACTATCAAGCCGGGGTACGGGTACTTCAAGAAGTCGGAACCCGCGGGTATTCGGCTGCGAGCCCTCCCTGCTGAGTTCTACCGCCCTGGAGAGACCTACTCGCAAGAGCCGAACGAGATCCACGAGACCGACGCCGACGACGGCACCGTCACGTTCATGCGCAAGTCGCCCACCACCGACGAGTCGGCCCGGGTGTTCTGGCCCCTTGGCCAGGAGTGGGGCAGCGCCGAACCGCGGATCGCGACCGCGGGTGAGGTGACCGCGATCACCGAGCACGCGCTGAAGCGGTGGTTCGGGGTATGAGCAAGCTGCTCGACTGGTCCGGCAAGACCTGCGTCATCCTGGCCAGTGGCCCAGGTCTCACCGAGGAGCAGGTCGAGCACGTCGGCGGCAGTACCGGCCCTTTGAGGTCGATTGCCGTCAACTCCACCTTCAAGCCCGCGCCCTGGGCCGACGTAGCGTACGCAGGCGACATGCAGTGGTGGAAGAAGTACCACAAGGAGGTCCCCGCGCCGATGCAGCGCTGGACCTGCGACCACCAGGCTGAGCACCACTACAAGATCAACCGCGTGAAGGGTGTCAACCGGCCCGGCCTGGGCCTGAACGTGCTGCACACGGGCGGGAACAGCGGGTACCAGGCGATCAATCTCGCGTTCCTGTTCGGCTGCCGGCGGATCCTGCTTCTGGGCTTCACCATGCGGGTGATCGACGGCCGCAAGCACTGGCATCCAGACCACCCGGCACCCCTCACTCAGGTGGTGCTTCCAGATGAGTGGCGCCACAAGTTCACGAAGATGGCGGATGATCTCAAGGCTCACGGCTGCACGGTTGTGAACTGCGATCCCTTGAGCGCGCTGACCTGTTTCCCGATGAGCACAATCGAAGAGGAGTTGAGGACATGAACAGTATCCCGATACCTGAAGGCATGCCGGGTTTGATCTCGGCAACGTTGGTCGGCAGCCGCGTGACGTGCAGTCCGCCACCCGCCGACACCGACCTGGACGTGCTGGTACTGGTAGGCGAGGACCAGTGGGACGAAGCTCAAGCGTTCCTGGTGGCGAACGGCTACGGACACGACGGTTCGGACATCAGCGACAAACTCGGCTTCGTGTCCGACTCGTGCTTCAAGTCCTACTCGCTCGGCGAGGTGAACATCATCGTCACACACGACGGGGATTTCCACGATCGGTTCTTGGCTGCGTCGTCGGTCGCCAAACGGTTGAACCTGCTGCAGAAAGCTGACCGTGTAGCGCTGTTCCAGGCTGTGCTCTACGGCAACTCTTGCGTGGACTTCTCGTGAGCAGCACTGAAGCCTATGTCGTGGACGGCGGTGAAGAACGCCGTCTGCGCAACCCCAACGAAGGTCCGGACGGCGAGATGGTACCGACAGGCGTGCAGCGGCGGGCTGGGCTCACCGGCGTGCTCCACCTGCTGGACCAGATCGCCCGGCGCGACGAGAGCCGTGACTTCCGAGTCGCGGCACGCGCTCAGGCGAACGTCGTCCGCGGGCTCCTGGGCCTGGAGACCAAGGACTACGGTGGTGAGGTCCAGGCCTCGCCTTCGCAACTGAAGATCGGCAACGTCACCGACGTGCTGGTGATCGAGAACAAGCCATGAGCCGTATTGCCGTCGTCAAGGTTCGCAAAGAGCCGCACTACCGCCGCCAGGCCATCGAGTCGGGCCTCCTGCGCTGCGGGTTCGCGCTCGCGGCCAGCATCAAGGCCCCGCAACTCCACAAGGACGACTGGCTGGTGCTCTGGAACCGCAAAGCTGGCGTCGAGGAGGCGGAGGCCGAGGACTGGGAGCGCCGGGGCGGCAGCGTCATCGTCATGGAGAATGGCTACTTAGCTAAGGTAGACAAGACCATGTACGCGATCAGCGTGGGCCAGCACAACGGCGCGGGCTGGTTCCCGGTGGGCGACGAGGACCGATTCACGAAGCTCGGGTTCGAGATCAAGCCGTGGCGCGAGGGTGGTGAGTACGTGCTGGTGTGCGCACAGCGCGGCATCGGCTCGAAGCTCATGGCCAGCCCGCCAGGGTGGGATCGCAAGATGGCCGAAAGCCTCAAGAAGATCATTCTGCTTCCGGTCAAGGTGAGGTCTCACCCTGGCAATTTCGTCGCCAAGGTGCCGCTGGTGACCGACTTGGCGAAGGCTGAATCGTGCGTCATCTGGTCCAGCGGCTCAGGGGTCAGGGCTCTGGTGGAGGGCGTGCCGGTGAACTACAGCGCGCCTCACTGGGTCTGCGAGCAGGCAGCAATCTCGTGGAGAGCGCGTCACGGTGGTGGGGTTCCGGTTTGCGACCTGTACCGTAAAGAGGCCCTCCACCGCATGAGCCACGGGCAGTGGCACGTAGACGAAATCACAACCGGCGAACCCTTCGCCAGAATCTTGGAAGGACTGAAATGAGCGACGAGGAAATGAAGCGTGACGCGGCCCGCTGGCGCTGGCTGCGCGAGCAGTCGAAGCAGGTGGCGCCTGTGGCGGCCGTGGTGTGGCAGACGCCACCCTTCGACGCCACCGACCTGGACACCGCGGCGGATCGCTACGTGGAGCATGACGAATGACCCCCTACCCCACCCTTGGCAAGCCGAAAGCCAAAGTCCTCCTCGACGCCTTCATGGAGGGCTGCGGCGATCTGAAGGAGAACGCCGCGGTCTTCTACGGCGTCAACGAGACCAACATCGAGCACTGGCGCGAGGTGCGC